TAAAGGTACTGAATTGTTAATTATGAATTATAAGAAACCTAAATCTTCGGATGATAAAATTAAACAAATTAAAAAAATATCACCAAAGGTTAATGTAAAACCATTAAAAGAATTAGCAAAAATTGGTGATAAAGTAAATCAAAATTCAAATAAATTTTTTAATCTATGAGTTTCTTTGAAAACACACAAGGTGAAGAATTACAAAATTCTTTATGGGTAGAAAAATATAGACCTACCAAACTTGATAATTATATTGGTAATTCTCACTTGAAAGAAAAGGTATCTAATTATCTAAATAGTGGAGATGTTCCACATCTTTTATTTTTTGGAAAAGCTGGTACGGGTAAAACAACTTTGGCTAAACTTATTGTTAAATCTATAGATTGTGATTATATGATAATAAATGCATCTGATGAAAACAATGTAGATACAGTTAGAAATAAAGTTAAATCATTTGCATCAACAGTTGGATTCAAAGATTTGAAAGTTGTAATACTTGATGAGTTTGATTATATGACACCCAACGCACAAGCAATACTTAGAAATCTAATGGAAACATTTTCTAAACATTGTAGGTTTATCTTAACTTGTAACTATGTAGAAAAGATAATTGACCCAATACAAAGTAGATGTCAAACATTTCAGATTGTACCACCATCCAAAAAAGAGGTAGCTATTCACATATCTAAAATTCTTAAATTAGAACAAGTTAGATTTGAACCTCAGACAATAGTACCTCTCATTGATTCATCTTATCCTGATATTAGAAAGATAATTAATACTTGTCAATTAAGTTCAGTAAAAGGAATATTGAAACTTGATACTAATACTATATTAGATTCAGATATAAAAACAAAAGTTTTAGATATTTTAAAATCAAAAGATGATAAAAGAAACAAATATTTAAACATTAGAAAAGCTATAGCTGATTCTCGTATTCAAGATTTTACTGAGTTCTATAGTTTTCTATATGAAAAAATAGATGACTACGCTGATGGAAATGTATCAACTATTATTCTAGTATTATCAGAGTCTCAATATAGAGATGCATTAGTAATAGACAAAGAGATTACATTTATGGCAACTATTTTACAAATAATAAAAATAACTTAATGGCAAAAATTATTGGAGCTGGTGGAATGGGAAACCAACCACCTCAACAACCAAAATTAGATATGAATAACTCAAAACCAATGGTGTGTAAACATTGTGGTTATGATGTATTTATCAATGGAGCAAAATTTAGAACAATCTCAAGACTAGCAGCAGGTACACCACAAGATGTAATGATACCAATAGAAGTTTATCTATGTGGTCAATGTGGGGAAGTAAACGAGCAACTGTTACCTGATGAGGTGAAAAAATTGGATAAGAAAAATGGCTAAATCATTATTTGACCATATAAAAGCAATTACAAACGAACAGAATCCAAAGTATTTTAAAACACTTTCGGATGATGATAAAAAAACTTGGAGTAATTATATGATTCATAGATTTCTTTCAATGAATCCTGATTGGGTAGAAACAATATCAGAGTTACAACCATTTTCACAATCATTACCACCAGAGGCATTATATCTTACATATATTGGAATTATACCAAAAGGTAGACATTTCTTAAAGTATACAAAAGGTAAAAAAATTCAGAAGTATGAGGATTGGTTAGTTGATTTGATTACTCAAGAGTTTCAATGTAGTAAAAATCAATCAAATGAATATATAGAAATACTATTTTCATCAGCTGAAGGTAGACAAAACATCAAGTATATTTGTGAAAAATATGGGGTTGATAAAAAAGATATAACTAAATTAAAATTAAAGGTCTAAAAATTTGGATTTTTCAATTATTTTTCGTATATTTACTATGTAAATAAATCATTAAATGGGTAGAGTATCTTTTTCTCAATACAATATGTGGAATTCATGTCCACAACAATACAAACTAAATTATATCGATAAGTTAGGTGAAAGTTCAGGTAACATTCACACAATCTTTGGTACTGCAATGCACGAAACCATTCAACACTTTTTGGATGTGATGTATAATGTAACAAAGAAACAAGCTATGTCAATTGATTTAGATTTGTTATTAAAAGATAAACTCATAGAAGCATTTAATGCTGAAAAGAAAAAGCAAGGAGATAGATTACCTACTACACAAATAGAATTAGAAGAGTTCTTTGGTGATGGTAGACAGATTCTAAAGTTCTTCAAATCTAAATTATCTAAATGGTACTCTAAGAAGAATCAAAAGTTAGAAGCTATTGAGTTGATGTTAAATTCTGAGATTAAACCAAATGTACATTTTATTGGTTATGTTGATGTTGTTCTTAGGAATACCTATGACAATTCAATTATTATTATTGATTTGAAAACATCAACTAGAGGTTGGAACAAATATCAAAAAGCCGATAAGATAAAAACTGCTCAGATACTTCTATACAAAAAGATATATTCAGATAAGTACGGAGTACCTATGGATAAGATTAAAGTAGAGTTCCAAATACTTAAAAGAAAAATAAATGAGGATTATGAATTTCCTATTCCTCGTATATCATCATTCGTACCAGCTAATGGTAAACCTTCCATCAATAAAGCATGGGGTGGGTTTATGAATTTTATTGAATCTGTGTTCGATGATGATGGTAAACATATATTAGATGGTAACTATTTCACCAACAAAGGGAAACCTTGTGATTGGTGTGAATTTAAACAAAGAGGACTTTGTTCCGCTTGGGTTTAATGTTTTTCTAATTTCTTTATATTTATATATACTTATATACAAATAGAGAGATTATGGTAGAAACAAAATTAACAACGGTAAAAATCCTTAAAAATGTTTATTCAAAATTTAAAAGGTTATCTTTTGAATCTGATATCACTTTACAAAAACTTGTCAATAGAGCAGTTGATAAGTATGTAGAAGATGAAGATTTTAGAAAAGAAATTAATGAATATACACTTTTAGAGGTAAGTGGTTCACAATACTAAAATGGAGAGAACTCAAGAAAACGGAAACACACAATTAAATTCAGCCCGAAACGAATTCAACAACAGAACCCAAAGAAAGAAATTCTTAGGTGATTCTATGAGAATGTTTTGGAATGGAAGAAGAAGATTTCGAACAATTTAAATAACAATTAATGGCAAAGAAAAAAAAGATTCTATTGTTATCCGATGATTTAAGGATGACATCTGGTATTGCAACAGTATCAAAAGAATTTGTTTTTGGAACTATGGATAAATTCCATTGGGTTCAATTAGGTGCAGCAGTTAAACATCCCGAACAAGGAAAAGAAATTGACTTGGGAGCTGATGTTAGAAAAGAAACTGGTATATCTGATGCATCACTTAAAATATGTCCTTGGACTGGATATGGTGATGCAAACATTCTTAGACAACTTATAATGAGACATCAGCCTGATGCGATACTTCACTTTACAGACCCAAGATATTGGAGATGGTTATACGAAATGGAAGCGGAAATTAGAGAAAATATTCCGATTCTGTTTTATCATATTTGGGATGATTTACCAGACCCAAAATATAATAGAGATTACTACGAAAGTTGTGATTGGTTGGGATGTATCTCAAGACAAACTTATGGTATCGTAAGTAGAGTTGGTAATATAGACTCAGAAACAATTAAACCATTAGAAGATTGGCAAGTAGATTATGTACCACATGGTATCAATCCTAAAAAATGTTTTAAAACTGAAGTACCTGCTGATTTCAAAAAAGCAGCCTTGGGTGATAAAGATTACAAATTCGTTCTGTTTTGGATGAATAGAAATATTAGAAGAAAACAACCATCAGATGTTATTTGGGCTTATAAGAAGTTTGTAGATGGATTACCTGAAAAAGATAGAAAAGACTGTTGTCTACTAATGCACACTGCAGCAGTGGACCAAAATGGAACTGATTTAATAAAAGTTAAAGAAGCCATTTGTCCAGATTATGATGTCAGATTCTCACAAGCAAGAATTGATGCAACACAACTTAACTACCTTTATAATTTATCAGATGTTACTATTAACATAGCTGGTAACGAAGGGTTTGGGTTAACAACTGCTGAATCAGTAATGGCTGAAACACCAATCATTGTAAATGTTACTGGTGGATTACAAGACCAATGTGGATTCAAAGTAGATGGTGAGTATCTAACCGCAGATGATTACAAAGAAATCGGTTCACTTCACGATTATAGAAAGTGGGAAGATAAGGTAACTCATGGTGAGTGGGTAAAACCTGTATGGAGTAGAGTTCAAACAATGACTGGTTCAGTTCCAACACCTTACATCATTGATGATAAAGTAGATGTTACTGAAACTTCTGAAGCGATTAGATATTGGTATGATAAAGGTAATAAAGGTAGACAGAAAGCTGGTAAAGCTGGTAGAAATGCATTTATTAATGAAATAGGATTGGGTGTTGACACCCAAAACAAATGTATGGCAGATGGAATTGAATCTGCTATTAAAAACTTCAAACCTAAAAAACGATTTAACTTATATAAATTAGCATAATGAGTAAACCATTATTAATATATCAGGCACCCGTAGCTACAAGAAGTGGTTATGGTGACCATTCAAGAGATATTTTAAAATCTATTTTTGAGTACGATAAATTTGATATTATTACTATTCCAACTCGTTGGGGTAATACACCACAAAATCAAATAAATCCTACTACTGATTTTGGAAAAAAATTATTATCAACAGTTGGTAAACAAGTTACAAAACAACCAGAGGTTCACATTCAGATGACTGTACCTAACGAATTTCAAAAGAAAGGAAAGTTTAGTATTGGTATTACTGCTGGTATTGAATCAACATTAGCACCTAAAGATTGGATTGATGGGTGTAATAGAATGGATTTAATAATAGTTCCAACAACTTTTTCTAAAGAGGTTTTAGAAGGAACATCATACGATGAAAAGGATTCAAGAACTGGTCAAGTTTTAAGAACATTTAAGATAACAACTCCAATTGAAGTATTACACGAAGGTGTAGAACTATCAACATTTCTAAAATCAAAAACTAAAGTTGATGTTTTAGAAGGAATAGATTCCGATTGGAACTATCTTTTTACAGGTCATTGGTTAAAAGGTGATTTGGGTAAAGATAGAAAAGATGTTGGTATGATGATTAAAACATTTTGTACTGTATTTAAAAATACACCAAAGAAAAAACAACCAGGTTTAATTTTAAAAACCTCTTCAGCTGGGTTTTCTGTTATGGATAGAGAAAATATCTCATCTAAGATAAAAGAAATCACATCTGAGTTTGGTGATAAATGTCCTCCAATACATTTATTGTTTGGTGACTTATCAGAGGAAGAGATGTCATCTTTATATCATCATCCAAAAGTAAAAGCTATGATTTCATTTACAAAAGGTGAAGGATATGGTAGACCACTTTGTGAATTTAGTTTGACTGGTAAACCAATTTTAGTAACTAAATGGAGTGGACACTTAGATTTTTTACCAGAAGAAAATACAGTTTTCTTAGAGGGAGCTTTAGATAATATCCATGAAAGTTCTGCTGACCAATTCTTAATGAAAGAAGCTAAGTGGTTTCAAGTAAATTATTCTTTTGCAGCTGGTATGTTGGATAAA